CCTTAGATTAGCTGTCTTGGAAGCTGGGGAAGAAGTGAGTTTTCTGACTTGTTCACCTCGCTTGTGCGAGTTACCTTTAGTGACAAGAAAGAGAAGTCGATATTCATCAATGAAAGTGGCGACACCCAAGGCAAAGTAGGGTTGTTTAACCGCAGCCGACCGTAGTCCTGTGTAAAAGGCGTGTCGGTTATAACGGGCGCTGAAGTAGGATCAAAATTCCAATCTTTCATGGAATCTTCTATAAATAATTGCTCAGCGACACTCGTTCCTCTCATCTCGATACATTCTCTAGCATAAGCGGAAATCTTCAAAGGACTTATGCGAACTACTTCCTTTTTGTCCAAATCTATTTTTACCCCAAGCATTTTAAATTCTGCTTTTATTTTGACCATGACCTCTGGAGGCATTAATTTCCATAAAGCAGGACGAGTCCCGCAATAAGGTAAACAAATGTCCATTCCTCTTAAGGCCCACGCCTGGAGTATGGGGACCCCTCTGTTGATAATGTACTCACAGTAAAACCTCGTGTATAAATATTTTGGGAGTTCTGAGGTAGTGTGGACATCTGACATACATAAAGTTTTGGTTATTACACGTGACCAATTCCTTACCATTTTAGGGATTATTCTTCCGTTCGCCTCCGTTTCTACCAGACCACACTGGCAGTGGACAACTTGACGAACGTCATAAGCTACATTCTCGATTTTAACTTCCATGCCAAAACCTAAAAAGTGACTAGTGAGGAGATCTTTCACTCTCTCATAATCCTCCTTTTCAAGAATTAACACTGCATCGTCTCCGTCGATTACGGCATCCCATTTTAAGATGTTGTGAGTTTGAACAAAATCAATCAAGAAGAGTAAAGAAAGCAGGGAGTTCCCTAGACCTGTATTGATGTCACCCGAGGCACGACGACCTTGGGATGTGAAACGGATTCCGTCTCTGGTAGAACAAACATTTTTCAACTGATGTCTTAGAAGGTCTTTTAAACATTTTCTGTCGTGACCAAAATAACAAGCTGCATAAAGTTTGTGTTCCACCTTTAACAGACTATCGTCCACATGCATGTCAAACCTAGACCCGTCTAAAGACATGAATACTGGGTTTCGAAATCTCTTAGCTTTCTCCTGGAGCAACGTTGCACGTTCAACTGAATTGAGCCCTTTGACAATGGTTCGCTGGGGCGGCAGAATGGTACTGCGATGGCCATCTAACTTGTAAAACTTATGTTCGAAAGGTTTCAAAAAACTAGCTAAAAGCAAATTGTATTTTCTCCCCCTAGGTGATATACACCTGGGATCTACGAAAGACTTTTCGCCCAACCAGTGTTGTTCGAATTTCGTAAAACAAGAAAGAAACGTATCCCTTCGTTGTAAGCCATAAAGCTCTAATTCGGCATCCGCCTGTTTATAAGCAGATTTGACGTGAGATGGCATTGATTTTAAGGTTTCTTCTTTGCTCCACCTCCTAACCGGTCCTAAGGCGCGTCCTAGTTCCACAGCTATACTACTCAATCTTGTGAACGACGCCTTGTTGCATCTTGGCACATCCCCGAGCATCCTATTCCTAATTGCCGTGATAGTAGATGTATGTGTGGAATTAAGATAGGTGACCAACCCAAGACCAGGTATGACGGGTTGGCGAATGAACAGGGTGCGCCTTTTCCCAGCTTTGGCATCTTCAGCGAGCTCAACACCCCTCGCCATATATGAAAAAGTTTCTTTGCGATTCTTTGACATTGGCTTAAGATATTGATTGCCCACATCCATTACCTTGGCCGAGAAAAGGCCGCCCCGTTAATCCTCGAGGAATTTTTGATCCAATGGAGAAGATATGTTGCGCCAAATCCATTCCTCATCCTTCCAAGTAAAAAACTGTTTAAACGCATCCCATGAGGAACGCGCTGGTTTCATCGACAAAGCAACGATTCCATCCAAGTTCATTACATCAGCGCTAACCACTTTGGTCAAAAAACGAAGGTTCACGATTTGGTCATTATCATAAGTTCTACCGATGCTATCGAGACATTCCCTCCCGAAGGAAGTAAGCTCAACACCATCCTCGTTCTTAAGAAATTTCTCAATCAAAACCAACGTTTGAGTGGAAACAGTACGAACAGCGGAATAAACTAAGTTATTCAAAGCAGCACGGTCATTAACTTGGCCTAGACCGGCGCGAAAAGCAGATAACACCGCAGGATCTACGCGGCGTATTGCATCATGAATTTTATGCAATAACAACTCTTGTCCCCTTCTACTATCAGCTCTGTACGGGAACATTGCATAGGACTGTAACTTCGCAGACCTTTCGGACGCGGTTAAACCACGTCGCCAAACGATGCCAAAAAACTTCCATTCGGTCCTCTTCTCGACCTCACCAACCAAATCTTCATCCACATTAACTAAATAATCGGGATTAGACAGGTCAAATTGATGACGGATACGTCGGACTAGTGATGCAAAATTAACTGTATAACTATGCATCGAGACAACCGGATTGGTTCTTTCGAAAAGGAATTGAACAACATCGAAAACTTCAGGGTTACAATAAACAAATGGAATTCTATAAAAAGATTGCAAAGGTGTCCATTTTTCATTTGGCAGAAATCTTTGGTAACCCATAGGTGTGAAATGCACAAACCGTGCCTCTTGGGCGAGCATGTTGAGCAAACGATTATGCTCTCGCATTGCAATGATATGATAAACATTGCTGCCGGGTCGGATGTGATTTCTTCTTAACCAATAATCCCGTTCCTCTTCTGAAAAGAAGTCTGGCGGATTGTTTGGATCATTGAAGTGATCGAAGTTGCCCCAAACACACATTCGATTGAAAGAATCGGGTTCACCATCTGTCACTTCATCAGGAGTGACGTCGGGTGCGCGTGTAGGTCCATTGACAACCACCACATTAACCGGTGGTGGCGGTACATACTCTACGCTAACTGGTCTAGGCCTGTAGCGGAGTCGCTGTTGAGGAGCAGATAATGTTGTTGGGCCCCTCAACCCATCGCTGAGTGTGTTAGCACTCGAAGCGGCATCGACTGCAGCTGGTAAGCCAAACCTCCAAGGGTGGTCAGGTGTTGGCGGCTGTGTCGGCATCGGAGGCGAGGACGAATCCTCCTCCTGTTTACCCTCAAACCCCGTTAAAGGGGGACTAATTATGCGCTCATCCAAGGCAGTCAGGACTTTCTTCTGATACTGTTGTGACTCCTTGGGCACTCCATAGGTGAGCTTTCGGCCCACTCGCGCTCGCTTTTGTCTTCTAGTATTGGCTTGCGATGGTACTACATTTGGGCTAGAGACACCCCCTAATGCACCCTTGCGCTCTATCTTAGATCCCTCCATGGCCTGTGATAGTTGTGGTCGTTACGGATGACCTCCGAGCGTATACCTAGCGCCTACACGCATTTCTGTAGTGCGGAACAGCAGTTTAAATATAACCTTGTTTGATTGATCCCCCCTTGTTCGGGAGGGCGTTAAGGGTGACCCACTAATAGTGGCGATTCAATCGCGCCTTGATGGCGGCGCCCTCAAGATCCCAATGGTGTTGATCAGCGATTGATCGAACAATTACCCATGGGGCCCTGGCACTATCATCTGATGCGTGGCGTGCATCATCTAGTTGCCACAGGATACGTGGAAGGTGCGACTAGGTCCTCCGCTACTGGATGTAAACATCCCAAAACACTAGTCCCGGCATAACCGGCCGACAGTCATTCCAAATTTGATCCCCTCCGTTGTCGCACAGTCTCCTAGCGATTGAAAAGAACCTGATTTTCATCAAATTAGTGTCAAAGCGCTTGGATTTGCTAAACCCCAACGGCGAATCGCCTTTGATTCGGTACGTAGCTTTGGATAAAGCGTCAGCAATCAGTATGCTGCGCTCCGGAGTCAACTTTACGAAAGGCCCCCGCGCTGTCCCCCG